GCAGACCCCCCCCCGGTCGCGCGGCGCGGGGGGTGGTATATATATGTATAACCTGCGCGTACACTTCATGAGTAAAATAGTATAAATGGCCGAAACAGAAGGCGCATGGACCGCATTCATCAAGCGTTACAAAGATGACCCGGTCGGCTACTGCAAGCACGTCATCGGCATAGAGCCGCTACCTTGGCAAGCCGAGGTAATGCGCGCCATCGCAAGCGGCGAGCGCCGGTTAAGCATCCGCAGCGGCCACGGCGTCGGAAAGTCGTCCTGCGCCGCAACATTGCTCCTCTGGTACATGACGACCCGCTACCCGTGTAAGGTAGTCGTCACGGCCCCCACGGCTGCCCAGCTTTACGATGCGTTGTTCGCGGAAACAAAACGCCGCCTAAAGGAACTCCCCCCGGCCATCAACAAGCTATTTGAGGCCACCAGCGACAGAATTGTGCTGAAATCCAGCCCCACGGAGGCATTTTGCAGCGCACGCACCAGCAGCCGCGAGCGTCCAGAATCTTTGGCGGGGGTACACAGCGAGAACGTGCTTCTGATCGTCGATGAAGCCAGCGGCGTTCCCGAAGAAGTGTACGAGAGCGCGGCGGGCAGCATGAGCGGCCATAACGCGACCACTCTGCTTCTCGGCAATCCCGTGCGCGGCAGCGGCTTTTTCTATCGCACGCATACCGATCTCGTAGAGGATTGGTGGACGCAAAAGGTAAGCTGTTATGACAACCCCCTGGTCAGCGATGATTTCATCCGCGACATGGGTGTTCGATATGGCGAAAGCAGCAACAGTTTCCGCGTCCGCGTGCTTGGCGAGTTCCCGCAGGCGGACGAGGACACGCTTGTGCCGTTGCACCTCATCGAAGCGGCTTTAGTCCGCGACGTTGAAGCGTCGGAGACGGCCCCCGTCATATGGGGCGTTGATTGCGCCCGGTACGGCAGCGACAGATCGGCCCTCGCGAAGCGCCGTGGCAACACGCTGATGGAGCCGCCGAAGACGTGGCGCGACAAATCAACAATGGAGTTGTGCGGCATCATTCAGTCCGAATATGACGCGACCCCCATCATGGATCGTCCCGAAGAAATCTGTATTGACGTGATCGGCATCGGCGCGGGCGTCGTGGACCGCTGCATCGAACTTGATTTACCGGCACGCGGCATCAACGTCGCCGAGAGCGCCAGCATGGGGCAGAAATACATGCGGCTGCGGGACGAACTTTGGTATCGCTGCCGCGAGTGGTTTGAAGCCAAGGATTGTCACATTCCCGACGACCAGACATTGGTCGCGGAACTTGCCGCACCGCGCTTCGCATTCACGTCATCGGGCAAAATAAAGGTTGAAAGCAAGGACGAGATGCGCAAGCGCGGCATCAACAAATCGCCCGATCTCGCGGACGCTTTTTGTTTAACCTTCGCCAGTAACGCAGTCGTTGGCGCGCATGGCACCCGCTATGCGTGGAACCGCCATTTTGAGCCGGATACGAGCTATGTTGTTTGACGCTGCGCCGCCGGAATTCCTTACGGAGGAATATGACACCGGCGACTTCGACGCTGCCGCGTATCTGGAGAAATATCCTCATGTTGCGAACGATGACTGGTACGGTTCGCGTCCTGCGGCCCATTACCAGTATCACGGTCAACACCAGGGCCTCGAATATCCTACGATTATGGGAACGCGCCAGGTCGAAAACCCGGCATACGGGGAGTGGCTGGGGACTGTTCCGCTGGAGACTGTTCCGCCGGAGACTGTTCCGCCGGAGACTGTCCCGCTGGAGACTGTTCCGCTGGGGACTGTCCCGCTGGAGACTGTTCCGCTGGAGACTGTCCCGCTGGGGACTGTTCCGCCGGAGACTGTTCCGCTGGATGACAGCATCCTACCCCCGCGATCAGCGACCGGCGAAATCTTCGACGCAGCCCAAGCATACGCCAATCTTCCGGCACCATATGAGGCTGCGCCGTCTCCCGGTCTGTTTGATCTGCCTGCCAGCCCCTTTGCATCCAGCTATGATCAATTCGGCATTCCGATAGCCGCGCCGCCTGGCGGCACATATGACCATCCGCAAACGGGCACGTCGCGCATGGCAACTACGGACCCGGCGGTACACAAGGCAAGAGCGGAAGCGTGGCAACTCTTTGATGATAGCCCAAACGACGCAGACACCGGCGACCAGGCAACGGCTCCTGGGATGGACGAACAAGCATCCCCCGCGTCGCTGGCAATCGTTTCCGCAGTTTTGGGCCTAGCGTTCCCTGCCGCCCGTGCGGTTCTCGGCCCGCCGTCCATGCTGGCGCGCGGATACAACTACTTCTTTGACGAAGAAGAGCCGGATATGGGCCAGTTTGGGATTGACCCACTGGGAGAGTTTGGTGCCATCGGCGGTCCTCCCGACGCAGATGATACGGCAGAAGGGGCCAACGCAGACGCTGCGGTAGCGGCGGCCAATGCGGCGGCAACAGCGGCTGGATTTGATGTCGATGAAGTAGATATGGCGGCAGAAACGTCTACCGGCGGCGACGGCGGCTCTGATAGTGGTGGGGGAGGTGATGCCGCCGCCGGCGACCCTGGTGACGGCGCGGGGGCAGACAGTGAAGCCAGTGGCGATGCAGATTCGGATAGTGGCGACGACGCAGATGGTACTGACTGGCATCTCGGCGGCTTATTAGGCGGCAGCGGCCCCAGAGACATAGCCGCCGAGGGTGGCGAGTACATCATCCGCAAGTCTGCGGTCAAAAAATATGGCCGTGGCCTTTTTGACGATTTGAACGAAAGCAAGATTGGCAAGCGTCAGTTGAAGGGATTGTTGGATGCCTAAAGTCGGAAAAAAGCATTTCAGCTATAGCAAGGCGGGCCGCAAGGCAGCCAGCGCATACGCCAAGAAAACCGGCAAGAAGGTGACAAAAAAACGTGGGCGTTGAAATTCCGCGCAACGTGAAACCGTTTACGATGGTTTACACGCGCGACCGCAGCAAGCCGCCACCGCCTAAGCGTGGGCGTTCGAAAAAAGTGAAAAAGCTGGTAAAGAATGACTGACCTCCCCACCCGCCGCCATCAAATCAGCGAAACGGTTGGGCCGTTTATCGTCAGCGTCGGCTTCGACCCGCGCGACGGCAAACCGTGCGAGGTTTTTATCACCAAGCGCGCGAAACCCGGCACCGACCTTGACGGGCATCTTTACGATTTAGGCGTTGCGGCCTCGAAAATCATGCAGGGCGAACATGGCTAAAAAAGACGATATCGAGTTTCATGGCATCGTTCGCAATGAAATCGAATCTGCGGTCAACTATCACGACACGGAGTTGTCGGCCGACCGCATTGAAACGATGGATTACTATCTGGGCGAGCCATTTGGCAACGAACTAGATGGCCGCTCTGCGGTCGTCAGCAGCGATGTTGCCGATACGGTCGAGGCGATGCTGCCATCGCTGATGAAGATTTTCACGGCATCGGGCGATTTTGTGCGGTTTGCGCCACGCGGGCCGGAAGACGTTGAGGCTGCCGCCCAGGCAACCGACTACGTTAATTTCATTCTGAACAGTGACAATAACGGTTTTGTAATTCTTCATAATTTTCTGAAGGACGCGCTGTTGTTCAAGTACGGCGTCGTAAAGACCTTTTACGACGAAACGGAGACTGTCACAGAAGACAGTTATATCGGCCTCACCGAAGACGAATTGACGGCATTACTTGCCGACCCTGATATCGAGGTGGTCGAACAGGAAATGGAGTCGATGGGCGAGGATCAGGTTTTACCTGACGGCACCGTCCTCCCGGCACCGATGACTTTCGACGTGCGCGTCAAGAAGACGGAGCGCGATGGCCGCGTCCGCGTTGAGAACATCCCGCCAGAGGAATTTCTTTTCAATCGCCGTGCCAAGAGTATGGATGATTGCCGCTTTGCGGCGCATCGGACACGGCTGCCAGCAAGCGATCTCATTGCGATGGGCTACGACCGCGAGTTGGTCGAAAGCAACGCCGGGTTTGGTGAGGTTGACGACGAGCGCGAAAATCGTTTTGAAGATTTGGAGAGCGGCGAGGAAGACAGCACGCTCGACCCCAGCCAGCAGAGCGTCCTTTATACGGAAACATATATAAAGACCGATTACGACGACGACGGCATCGCGGAATTGCGTCGCGTCTGCTGCATCGGCGCAGGGTATGAGATCGTAAAAAACGAACCGTATGGCATGATGCCGTTCAGCGTCGTGTCGCCGATCCTGATGCCGCACCGCATGGTAGGCCGCAGCGTCGCGGAGTTGGTCAAGGATTTACAGGAAATCAAGTCGTCGTTGCTTCGCCAGCAACTTGATAACGTCTACCTGACCAATAACGCGCGCATCGCAGCCGTCGAGGGTCAGGTGAATATTGACGACCTTATGAGCAACCGCCCCGGCGGCGTTGTCAGGATGCGCGCCCCTGGAATGGTGCAGCCGATTACGCCGCCAGCCATTAATCAGATGGCTTTCCCGTTATTGCAGTATATGGATCAGGTCAAAGAAAACCGCACGGGCATGACCAAGGCAAGCCAGGGGCTTGATCCTGATAGCTTGCAATCAAGCACCCGTGCAGCGGTTGCGGCCACGATCAGCGCGAGCCAGCAAAAGATCGAAATGATCGCGCGCGTCTTCGCCGAAACCGGCATCAAGCACTTAATGCAATCGATTTTGCGGCTGGTGCAGACGTATCAGCAAGGGTCGCGCATCGTGCGGCTGCGGAATAAATTTGTCCCGATGGACCCGCAGGAATGGGCCACTGAATTCGATACGATTATCGAAGTCGGCATCGGCACCGGGGATACGGAAAAGCGCATTGCGGTCTTGACGCAAGTGGCCCAGAAGCAGGAAGAAATTCTTACCAAGCTGGGCGTCGCCAATCCGCTATGCACCCTGAGCCAGTACCGTGACACGCTGGCGCGGATCATTGAACTGTCCGGTTTCAAGGACAGCAGCGCGTTCTTGCTGGACCCAGACAATCTGCCGCCCGAATTGCAGCAAAAAATCCAGGCGCGGCATGCGGAGCAAAAGTCGCCGCAGGATGAGGTTATTGAACTGGAGCGCGCGAAGGTGCAGGCCGAGATCGAAAGCGACCGCATGAAGATGCAGGCCGAGATTGAAATGAAGCGCGAAAAGGTCGCCGCCGAGATGCAGTTGAAGCGCGAAGAAATGCAGATAAAAATGGAATTGCGCGCCCAAGAAATGCAGATGGAAGCGCAGCTTCGCGGGCTTGAAGCATCGACCGGCATCGACATTA